CCGCAACTTGTTCTGATAATAAAGCTGTTAATTCAGCCTCAGCATCAATGTTGTGGAATGCTGCAACGTCTTGTGCCATTTCTGGAGACCATTGAGCTCTTAATTTTCTTTCAGTCACAGAAACTGTTACTGACAATAAGTCAAACGATACTTCACCAATTCTATCTTCAAACTCTAAGTTTTTGTAGATTCTGTAAGTTGCACCAAATGCACAACCAGTAGTTGTTAAATCACTAGATGTTGTTGAAGAGAAAGTTGAACCTGTGTAACCGTCCATAGAACCACCACAAGTGATACATACTGGAACTTGTAAGTCAACTTCTAAGTAAATTTTACCGTTAACGTCACATATGTTGTCGTATTGACCACCACCTGTTCTAGAGTTAGGGAAAGCTGCAGGGTCGTTAGCTGTACCGTATTCTACAATACCTTTACCATATTTTTGAGTTACTACTCTAAATAAATAAGGGTTAGTAGCATTTGCAGCTGTTGTTGGATTATTTGCGTTACCGTAGATAGTTAAATCAGATAAGAAAGATTCGTTATCCATTGGGTTACCATCAGGACCGATTAATTTACCTGCTGCTACAGTAGCAAAACCTTCCATAACGATTAACACTTTTCTGTAATCGCTTAGTCCATAACCTGAAGCAACTAATGAACTACCTACAGAACTCCACACAACTGTTGTTACTGGTGCAGTAATTGCGGAATATTGTCCTTTAGAATAGTCAAATAAACCTGGTGGGTCTAATGCTGGTTCGTTACCTTCATAAAATCTGTCATAAAGGTCTTTAGTTAAAGCGTAGTCATAACCTGCGCCAGGAGTAGCTTGTGTAGCGTTTGGTGAACCATACGGTGCGTAGTGGATACCTGTGTTGTTAGCTCCATCATTTTCGTATTTTTGAATGTTAGGTACGAAGTAGAATAACTTACCGATTGGTAAGTTCATAGCTTGTACTGAAACGATGTCGTTTGCTAATAGTTTAGAGAATACACGTCTAACAATTGGGAAAACCACTGTTTCAAAAGCTCCTGTATCAGAAGTAGATGATGCTTCATTGATTAAGAATGATGCTTGGTTTTCGTATAATTGTGCTACGTTTTCTCTCATGTGACCTTTAAGACCTTCTAAAAAGCCTAATTTGTCCCATTTGTTGATTGTGTCTTCTTTGATAACTTTAAGGTGCTTAAGACCGATGTTACCGACAAGACCTGATTCTAATAATGCTCCCATTTTAGTATTTGTTTTGTTTTTTTTAATTTATTTTTATTTTTTTATCCAAGTTTACCCATTAAATCTTTCATTCTTAAGAATTGAGGATTTTCATAGGTTTTTGATTCAATTAAAGTTGCAGATGAACCTGTTGTTACAGTTTTGTTTAATTTAGCACCTACTGATTCGTTAATTGATTTCGTGTCTACCTTATTTAATTCGTCTTTGATTGACTTATAAAGATTTTTAGATTCTTTTAAAGTTTCAACATCGTCAAATCTTCTAAGGATATTTATTTTTTCTTTTTTAGTTGTTGAGTGTTCTGTAAACAATCTAGTAGCGTAAGCTAAGTTTGAATTGAAGATAGCAACTTCGTTAAGTTTTTCTCTGAAAACATTTAACGCTTTTCTATATTCTTCATTTTTTTCTCTCAACATTCTAACTTCTTCTTGAGTAGATTCTGTTTTAACACCACTTTTACCATAAACATAGTTTCTGTTATTAGTGATACCTTTTCTTAATCCTCTACCTTCTTTAGAACCCATACCATAAGTTCTTGCAGCTTCTTTAGTTTCTATTTTTTCGAATGCCTTTTCTCCTTTAGAATTTGTCATACCTTTTTTAGTTGTGTAATCGCCTTCTTTGGTTTCAGCTTTAACAACTTTAGATTTACCTTCCATGTTACCACCTTTTTTGTATTCGAATTTAGCTTTACCTGTACCTACTGATTTAGGACCTTGTTTCATGTCTTCTTTAAATCCGCCAGATACTTTATTCTTATAAGAGAATTTTGGTCCTGTACCAATTCCAACACCCTTAGGTTTAATGGTTTTCTTAACACTTTTAGATTCATACATTCCCATGTCATCATCATCCATGTTATCATCATCCATGTTGTCTTCTTCATCCATTTCTTCTGTGTCGTCTTCATCTAAAGTAATTTCATACATAACTTCGTCTGAATCATCAACATCTGACATATCACTTTCATCAAAAATTGATGCAATAACATTATCAAGTGTATCATCATTCATATCTTCAGAATCGTCTTCCATCATTTCGATATCATCGTCTTCCGTCATATCTTCAGAAGAGAAATCATCTTCCATAGATTCACCAAGCTTAACTAGATATTCTACATCAGAGTTGTCATCGGTTAAATGAATATTATCACCGTCTTTTTTTACGATAATTCCATCATTTTCACCCATAGCTTTAAACACTTTCAAAATTTCTTCGTCAGAAGCATCAGTTAAATCTATTGGATTTTCGTCTGAATCCATATCCATGTCCATACCCATTTCAACATCGTCCATATCTACATTATCTGTATCTATGTCATCATCTTCAATGTCCATATCCATTTCCATTTCATCATTATCAGCATCCGTATCAACGTCTGCATCTATTTCAATCTCACCATCCTCGTCTTGCTCGGTTAGAGATTCTTTTACTAATTGACTGATTTCTTCTTTCATTGTAGATTGAAGTATTCCTTTTGCATTCTCGGCTATTGCTTCTTCAACTTGTTTCATTTGAATAAGAGCCTCTTGAACTAAAGATTTATTTTCTTTCATTTATTTAACATATAAATATGTACCGAATTAGAAAAATTCATTTCTAACCTGATATCATGTTTGTTTTTATTTACTATAAATATGTCCAAGCATAAAAAAAGTGGTAATTAACCACTTCAAATAATTTAATAAACAAAAAAAAAGTGGTCCGTAGACCACTTTAATTTATTCAATAACTTCATCAATTTTACTTTCAGAGACTGATGTAATTCTCCAATCATGAGTAAACCCTTCATACTTTCCTGTTACCTTGGCTTCTACATCCGTTACAGAAAACCCTTTTACAAGTTTCTCTTCTCTAATTTTCTTAATTTTACCAGTTGTTTCGTCAGGTAAATCATACTGAACTTTTGCTACAAAAAATTTTTCTTCCATACTGTTATTTATTTTCCCAAATAATCGTTCAATTTTTTCATTAAGTCAATTCCTTTGGTTTGAAATTCAGAATTTTCAGGTGATTTATATTTTTTTTCTTCTTCAATATTCTCGTCATACTTACTTCTATCCTCAGCATTACTAAATAAATAAGCCCCAGGAGTTGATGGAGATGATACCAAATCAAAACAAATTAATTCAAAATCATCTTGAACTTCATTTCTTTCACCTACTTTTTTTAAGGAACCTACCCCTCTTGAAGATACTCCCATTGTTACACCTTGTCTCATTAGATTAGCGGCTTGGTCTCCTTTGGTGGATACAATACCTCTCTCGTGAAATCCTGGTGAGGTTAACAATTTAAGTTTACCCATCAGAATGTTTGCTTCCCACCATATATCTGTGATAATGTGAGCTACTCGGTCTAAGTCAATTAAGGATGACTCAGGGTGATTAAGTTCTGATGTTGATAAACCTTTGGCAATTGCCTTCTTGTAGTTCTCAGCTTCTCTTTTTAATATCCTTTCAGGATAGAATCTTCCATTTCTATTTGGAGTGTCATATTTTTGTAACACCGCATAAAATTCAAATGGATTTCTATAATCTAAAGTTGCTGCTTCCTTTAACATTATGGAATTACGAACATCTTTAGGAGAAACCCAACCTGCGTCTGTTTCAATTAATATACCGTGACCAACTTCATTTGCTTCTAAAATTCTTAACTTTTTCATTAATACTTTTTATGATAAATATATCAATCAAGTATCTTTGTTAAATTTTTTTCTCTTTTGAAAGTGAAAAATCAAAGTATTTATTTTCAATTACATTATCTCTGACAATATTTTTTATAATTTTTTTAATAGATTCCTTTATTTCTGAAGATTTAAAATCCATTTCTTGATTGGTATATAAATTAACTTCTAAGTTAAAAAATGATTTTTTTCCGTGTAAAATACCACTTGTTCTTAAGTCTAAATCTACAATACTTGTTTCTTTAAAAAGATTAGAATCAATTGAGTTAAATACTGAATGTTTAATTTCTCTATTTAGATTACCCACGACCCGATTCCAATTGTCGTGTTCAAATTTGGGGGAAACCCAAGATTGGATGTTTATGTACAGGGATTTAAGATTCTTAGAATCTACAGTACCATAGACCGATTTTATCGGACTATACAGATTTAACTTTACACTTTTGCCTTTTTTCATTAAACTTCATTGATATCAATGTTTATTTATTTAGTGAAAAAATAATACAAAATAATACCATTGTCAAAAAAAATTCAATAAATTAAAGTATTTGTATAATATGTTAGTAGTAAAAATAAATAATGGTGACCTTAGTAAGGCGTTAAAAACTTTAAAATCTAAAGTTATCAAAACTAAACAGAATCAAATGTTATTTGATAAAAAAGAATTTGTAAAAAAATCTGTTGCAAAAAGAAGCCAAAAATTAAAGGCAACTTACATACAAAAAATAAGAACTTCCTTAGATTGATTCTTCTAAGTTTTTTAACTTAAGAAAATTTAATTGGTCAAACTTTTCGGACTTTAATCTATCAATAGTTTCAGACAATTTTGTTTTTAACTCAAATTCCTCTTCTTTTTCTAAGATTGAATTAAGTTTACATATTGCACTTTCTCTAATAGTTTCAAATTTACCCTCAAGAGATTTTGTGTCTTCAGACATTAATTGAATAAATTCTTTTTTTGTTGTTTCATCTAAATTATCCACAAAATTACTTAAAGTTTGATTTGCAATACTAACCATAGATTTTAATGGAAGATTAATTGATTCTTTAACAATGCTGGTTTTAGAAACTAAAACACTTGTGATGTTCTTTTTAGAATTAATTCTTTCTAATAAGTTTAATTTATTAGTATAAACAAGAGTATCAATGTCAGAATATTTGTTCTCAATGTTTTCCGAAATAGTACTTGGTAATTTAATGTTCGGTAATAAATTTTGGATTAAACTAATACCTTCCTCTAAGAAATCCTTAGCGTCAGATTCATTTAGTCCTTGAGGAGTATTCAATTGGTCGTATAAAGAATACAATTTAGACATATTTTTGTTATTCAAAACATTATGTTTGAATTCTTTTAACAATTTCTTGAATTCCTTTTCATCTTTGTAGGATTCAAAAAGATTATTTTCAATTATGGATTTGATTTTTCCGAACGTCATTTTAAGTGTGGTTTCAATATAAATATTATGAGTTTAATAACTTATCCAATTCTTTTGAAATTTCTCCTAAAGAATCTTGTCCTTGTGATAAATTTAAGAATCTTGAGTTCTCACCAAAATTACTTTCTAACAAAATATTCATATTAGCAATCTTAGATTCTGGTGTTACCTCACCTCCTGCTGGCGGTGGTGGTACCTCTCCTCCTTCAGGTGGTAATGGTGCTTCTCCTCCTGCAGGCGGAGGTGAGCTAAATGCTTCCATTCCTGTTGCTCCTCCTTCTTCACCTCCTCCTGTGGTTGCAGTTGCGGTTGCAGTACCTCCTGAATTATTACCATATAATTTATCAATATTATCAAATAAACCTGTTTTGGTGATAACGGTAGGAGTTGCTTTAAGTTCTTCTCCAACAGCTCTTTCAATTCTTTGTTGTTGTAAATCTAATCTGATTTCTTCGTCGGACCAATTAAAGATATGTTTTTTAGCCCAAGTTGAAGATGTTGCTTGAATACCGTTTCCTGGGTCGGCAACCAAATCTTTATATAATAACACTTTTTCTTTCCAAACGTCAATCTTTAATAAGTCTGCTTGGGTAGATGGATTAGATAATCCTAATGTAAAGTTTTGTAATTCGTCTTCAAACCCTAATAAAAATAAGTGAACAATTGCAATCTTATTAAGTTCAGCAATCATACTTTTTTGAATTCTGTTAATTGTACGAGCAAAACGAATATCTTGTAATGATAAGTTTTTACCATCACCAACAACTTCCTCAAAACCTAAAAATGCTTTAGGAACACGAAGAGCCGTTAATAATTTCTTTTGGATATATTCTATATCAGCAATCTCTGATAGGTTTGTTGCTCCTGGTAATGTTGTAATTGGGTCTGGTGCTGCTGGGTCACGAACAGGAATAAAATAATCTTGGTCAACAGCCATTTGGTTGAATCTCATATCCACATTACCTGTCTTTGAATCTACAACTTGTTCTCTTTTAAACTTATTGGCAACACGATTAACATACGCTTCAACATCATCGTCATTCATATTACCTACGAATACTTTGAACATTCTTCTTTCAGGTGCTCTTGAAGTTCTATAAATTAACATCGCATCTTCAGATAATAATAATTGTTTCCAAATACGTCTTGCCTTTTCTAACATTGAAGTACCATAAGGAAGTTTTCTATCGTCACCCAATAATCTAAAGTGACCGACTTCCCACGATTGGAACTCCATATTTCTATTTTTCCAAGTAAAGTGAAGAGCTTTTTTGTTCTCGTCTTTTTCTAAGGTGATATCTGTGGTAATTCTTGCACTAACACCAATTTCGTGACGTTCAATTTCAATTGTCGGTAATTGTTGACAACCAATAATACCTTTTTCAGGGTCTAATTTTAAATAGATAAAATTATCACCATACTTACAAGTATTTCTTGTCCACATCGGTAGGTTGGTATTAATATCTAAGTTATTGTTAAATAAATCCGCTAATACTGATTTTATACGTTTTGATTCAGAATAAATTTGAAGAATAAAACCATCTTCGTTTGTGGTTGTTGATTCTTCTGCATAAATGTCTAATGCTGCAGAAATCTCAGGGGTATACTCCATTGATTCGTAATCATATTGAGCGGATAACCTTGACGGTTCATAATAAATCGCTTGGGAATATAAATTGTTTTCAACCTTTGCCCATTGATTTGTTAAATAAAATGTTTGTTGTGCTTGAAGTTTTTCTCTTTCAAAATCGTCACGATTTGTTGTACGTAGAAGTTCAGTTTTGTCAAACTTAAATGTAGGATAATCCTGTTTTAATAATGAGTTTGGTCCAAATGTTTTGGACAACCTCTGCCATACTGTTGAATTATTATCGCTCATACTCTAAATTTACTAATTACCTTGATAATATAAATAGTTAGCGAGCACCAAATAACCATCCATATTTTTGGTAATCGGCTTTAGTAGCTGCACCATTATTGTTCAAAGTATTATCTCTACCCATTTGTGGTATCAATGGGTTAAAGAATTCTGATGAATTTTTATTTTCATTTACCGTAGTCGCCCAAGAATTTATCATAGCCTTTGTATGATTGGTTACTTTCTCTAAAGATTGAAAAGATTTTTCGGCAACATACAATGCCATTGAAACCCCCATGATACAGTCGTCGTGATGATTTTTTTGATGGTCAGGTCTTCCGTTAATATAAATGAAAGTATTCATTTCATTATACAATCGGTTTGAATACACTTTAAATCCGTGTCTTACATTTTCTTCAAATGCGGATATGATTTGAACTCTTTTTGAGTTAAAGTTAATCCCCGGTATTTTGTCGTTAATTTTTGGGTCCCATTTCCATTTATTCGTGGTATCAACATTATCAACATATAAACCACCTTGATAACTTAATTCTTGGAGTTTTCTTGCCGTAGAAATACCCATACCCCCCGTGATATCAATAACACAATAGGCGTTATACATTGTTCCCCACTTATAAGCAATCTCTGCCAATACATCTGGTGGAACCTTGGCAACATATTCCAATACCTGTTCTCTTTCGTCAAAATCGATGATTTGAATACACGAGAAATCCTCAGAGTCACCACGGGATACATCCACACCCATAACATACTTATGTCCGTTTACAGGTTCTTTAAATATCCATAACGAACCACCCATCAGTTTAGCTTGGGGGTCACGTAATGTGTTTTTGGCAATATCTTGCATCAATTCAGATTCAAATACGTTATCACCTGAACCTAAGAAGTCACACTCTAACTCCTGAGCAACCTTTCTCCTATCAAATTTTAACTTTTTAACCATACCCTCAAACCAAGATGAGCATGGTTTATATCCTTGAGCAATATAGTCGGTTACAACTGAATGGTCTCTTTCATATGGGTTTTCCATAGATAAATCAATCACATCTTTAGTTGTATATTCTTCTCGATTTAATAGAAAGTGAACCAAATCATTAGTTTTAACCATATACAAATCTTTTGTATATCTTGGGTCACGATACCAAAACATCTCAGATATTTTGAAATCGTTCATATTTCTTAATGATTGGTCGTAAATCTCATAATAAATTGCATCGTATCCGTTTGGTGTGGATACAACAATAACTTTACCACCCGTAGATAGTGAAGCCATACAGGCAGACCAGAAATCTCCGTCTGCTTCAATAAACGCCGCCTCGTCAAATATAAGGATTGTTGGAGTATAACCCCTCAAAGCATCCTTTGATGTTGCAACGGCTTTAACTTCACAATCGTTAGTTAACTTAAAATGTCTTTGTGAATTTTTTTCTTTTGAGAACCCTATTCCGACCCATGGAGGCCATTGTTCTGTAAAGTTTCTAATTTTGTTAGCCATCTCGACGGATGTATCTAACTTATTGGCAATGATTAGGATTTTTTCGGGTTTGTTCTTTTTGGCAAACACCAATTTTTTTGATGCCCATGCAGCGGTAACTGTTGTTACACCCGCCTGACGATACTTTAACGCAATATTTTCATTGAATTTATCGTAATCATCTATTAAACTAACTTGGTCGGGGAATAAGTCCAAAGGGACATATTTGGATACGGTATTATCGTATGTTTGTAAGTAGGTACGAAGTGCATAAGGAGTATTCCTCATACACTTCGTAGCTTCAATTATTAATTGTTCTTTATTCACAAAGACATTAGTCCTTTGGAGGTAGTATTATGTTTAAAGACCCTAAGAAATCTTCAAAACCATCATCATCATTATCAGAGTTAATATTTTCCTCTTCTTTATAACTCTCAAACTCTTCTTTCATTGTCATAGCTTCTTTCATAATTTCCTTAAATTTTGAAGTTGCTTTGGCAACATTAGATGGATTTTTATCGTCAATTGCATTTCCCATAAGTTTCAAAAACTCTTGAGCTGGTATTTGATATAATAAAGTTCTAAAAAAGGGTGATAACCCTTTATTTTTTTCTTCAAATAATTCATTTGGTAATGCCATTCTGAATTTCTCCACAATTGGA